CAAACCCACGTTCCGGGCCGACCCACATTGTTTTTCCCCTTTTATTACCTTCAAGAAGTAGTTTGTCGTCAAGGTCTTCGGGTATCTCATAATCGGGTGTGATGTAGAGGAAATGCGTCACCTCGTCGTAGCCCAAAGCCCTTAGCATACGTGTGTAGTAAACCAACTCCTTGCGCGTCCTACCGAGTTTGCTCATACCCATGTTTCCTGTCTTCAACTCGACAAGGCACAGGCCGCCATCCGGGTGTCGTATCACACCGTCAATGAGTCCGACCCATATGATCTCATGACCGTCGAAGTTCTCATAGACTTCGTGTTTTATCTCAGCCTCGACAACCTCAAGGCCGCCGAGATCGTGTGCTATCTGATGTATTAATAAGGTAAGACTATCTACACCCTCATCCTCGTCAACACCTTGTTCGGCGGCGACTTCGGGGATGGCTTCGGGGCCAATTAGAAGTCCATGCTCCATCACTGTATGCACGGCTGTTCCCCGAATCATCTCTTCAGTGGGAGGCGCACGGGGAATGTCAGCGACATACGACCAATAGAACTGACGTGGGCATTTCATGTAGGTCATCAAAGACGACTTGCTGATACGCAAGATACCGTCACCCGGACGGTATGAGGAACGAGAGACTTGATCTTCACTCGCTTTCGTCATCGACAATCAACCCACTGTCCCAATCTTCGACTGTGGTTTGTTTTTTACCAAACAGGTTTTCTCCACAAGTAGGACAATCATCTTGCTTTGGCAACCCGTCTATGAGCGGTCTTGTGATATTCTCTCCACAGTTAGCACACACTATGTCTTCCGACTTGCCCATGTCTTTGAGAAGGGCGAACAAGAGAATGTTCAGTTTGCTTAATTGGTTGTCAACTATACCAAACGCTTGCACCGTCTGTCCCATAAATGTATTCATTTGTTCTGCGAACTCAACCATCGTATCTTTCTTCATGTCATCACCTTTCTTAACTACGGCTATAAACTATACCCACGCTAGACCCCCAAGACCCCTATGAGCATTGATAAGGGGTTGGATGGGCCACCCCGCAAGATTGAAATAAGGCTCGACTTTCTTGAGGATGAAGCGGTCAGCCAACTTGCTGTAGCCGATGTCTGCTATACCCTGTATCTCAGACGGATCATCAAATGCTAGATACTTGCCCTTCTCGTCTATGGTGACAAGAAAGAAGTCACCTGCACGGTAGCCCTTGCCTAAGAATTCGTTGGCCCACCCTGCGCCAGCAGACGGACCCGATAGCACCTTGTATTTTGACAGGTCTTTTACTAACTTCCCCTTCATGCACAGGAGAGCGGGGTCTACGTTTCCACCCACTACGTTTGTAATTAACTCCGACAATTGGGATGTCACCTTGTCACAGGACTCTCCATTTAGTATTCCGGTTATTGTATTGGTCATGGCTTCCTTCATGACAGGGGGCATACGGGACTGCTTCAACTCGATGCCCTTGACGTAGAGCGTTGGGTCGTGGTAAGAGCCGTCAGTCCACGCTGTCATGCCCGTGTATCTGTTCTTAGCGACGAGGATGATACGGGAACACCACTTCTCAAATTCTACCTCTATAGGGGCCATGCGTGCATTTATCTTGTCTATGACCTCCAACCCCCTCTCCGGCGTGGGTATGACGCAGAATACGCTGTCTGTGTGACCGTAGAGAACCTTGAATCCCTCGGCCTCGGCCTCATCCATCAACTCATGCAGCGTGCTTCTTGAGGTATAGGTGATCGCTGCGGCGATCTCCGGGTGATACATACCATACTTAGCATCGCCAGCAACCCCATACATGGAGGCTACAAGTGTCTTGGCTGCGAACTGCATGGTGTCCCACTTCTTGATATTATTAGGGTCAGACTTCATGAGAGCCTTGAACTCGTTCCGCATCTTCGTCATGTAGTCCATCTGTCGGATAAGAACGCCCTTGGTATCTGTCCTGAACTTCGTGCCGTTGCCACAATCCTCCCCGTCAGGCGAGAGTGTGTCCCAAGATATGTTGTATTTATTCGCATTGCTGTGATACATTGCTTTTATGTCTAAAATACCTACATTGTCGTATACACCGGGTTCCACGTCTAGGACATCTGCGCCCTCGTAGTTTATCTTGTCGAACTGCGGGCGTGTGGGAATCCTGCGGTCAAAGCCGGGGTCAGTGAGAACTAGGTTGCTGAACATCTTGGTGATGAACGGCGTGGATCGTATGTCACACTGAACGAGGTGCTGCAAGGCTATGAAGTAGTCAAGAGCGTTGACAGCCTCATCAAGACGGGGTAGAAGTCTCACGTCCTGTCGGCAGTAGTGTATGTATAGTGCTTTGTCGGTGTCCCATGTGTCGTGACCGTCCGGCAACTCCACCTTTGTCTCTCCCACTACCTCTTCCCCTACATCGCCCAACTTGTAAGAGGGAAGTTTACCGTTCTTCAACTCCCACAGTTTAGATACAGCGAGCATAAGATCGATGCAATTGCGCCCTACGATGGGCTGATCCCAATCACCGAAGTCATACCGTGCCTGTCTCAACGGCGACATGGACGACGCAGGAATACCACAGACCCTACATCTGTCGAAGAACTGCTTGATGTCTGCACCCGTGACATACCAACCTGCGATGATGTCAGGGTCTTGCTTGTTCATGTGCTTGATGAAGTGAGTCAGGAGACTCTTTTCATCCCCGAAACCTATGGCTGGTGTGTTATATGAATATTCACCGTATTTATTATAAGGCTTAGAGTTCCCATCACCAAGGTCAGGCTCAAGGAACCAAACAAACTCTCGCTCGGAGAAGTTGTCATAGACTACTATAACCCTTATCTTTCCCGTGACAGGCGACCACTCAGCATCGAGATACCAAGTCCTGTGCCTGTAGTTGGGAATCTTCTCGTTGCCATCGTTGATGTAGTCAGCCAATACACGGTTGACATAGGGAATGTTTGCCTCCCATGTCTGTCCAGCGTAGCCTATGTCTGATACGTCCTTAGTGGTAGCACAGACGATCTTGGTCAGGGACTCTCCATACAAGCCTGTATAACCCGGCTCTTGGCGAACACAATCTATGAACTCAGCATCCTCATCACGGACAAAGCAGTAAGGCCAATATCCTGTTATGCTTTTCTGATAGCGTTCACCTTCCGGCGTGCGACCACGAACAATAATGTCACGGCCTCGCCCCTTCTCAACGATCATCTCACTCGCCTTTCTTTCTTCCACCGCGAGATCGTGTTTCAATGTTGTGCTTGTTCAGCCACTTGTTTATGGTCATGGGAGAAGTGCCACACTCTAAGGCTATGTCTGCCATAACCCTATCGTTTGTGACATATTGCTCGTAAAGCCAATCATACTCTTGATAGACTTTACCCATCACCTTTCTGATGTGAACGGTAGCAACCGTATCATCAAATACAATCTCATGCGTGCCTATTTCCAATTCTTTTAAGTTTACCTGCATAGTATCATGCCCCCAAGTTTGATGCTTGGAATATGAAGTCACCGTCGCCAAGGTCTATGAACATCTTGATGCCTTGACCCATAGCGGTGAAGTCGAAGAAGGACAGATTGACCTTGTTGTTGAGATTCTTGAACACGTAGTCAAGACCGCCGTTGAAGGTGGCTTGAAACTCAACGCTAGGTGTCTGTGTTATCTGTGTAGTAGTTTTACCTTTGATTTCTGTGCCGACGTTGATGAACAACCCGTCACTGTTTGACATGACACGGAACTCGTTGTGTTTCTGTCCGTTCATCTCGTCGCATCGGAAAGCCTCATACAATTCCGTGCTGTCAAGTTCACCAAAGATCACAGCAGGACTGTGTGCAGTCCCATCGTTGCCTAGATAGGCATTGAGAGATAGTTTGTCTGCTATCGCGTTTGATTTGGTAGACCATGCACCCATAGTATCGGGTGTGTGTGGGAATGCAAGTGCCTCGGTAGAAGCGGTCAACGTGGTTTGCTTCCGACCCGATTTCAGTGTCACCTTGTCTTCTTTTGGCGTAATAGTAAGTGGGCTACTGTGGTATTTCAGCGCACCGAGCCAAGTGTTGATGTCGGTGACGGGAACAGTGCCTTCTCCCGTGCATGGTATGGAGAGGCGGTTGAGGGACGACACACCATCCTTGACAAGTGCCGTTCCCGTCAACCTACCGCTTTCCACCTTTAGTAGCACAGAATAGACCTGTGCAAAACTTTTACCCTCAATGTTCTGCTTTCGCTGCATGAGCGTAAGCAACCACTGTAGGGAGTTCGTATCAAGAGTAATCATCCCAATCACTCAAGCATCCAAGGTAGCCCGTAGAACTCGACCTTGCCGTTCTTGACGGAAAGTATGTCGTGCGTCGATCCTACCTTCTCAATGTTCTTGCCCTTCATTTCCTCGATAGTCCCACGGACTACCCACTCGCCGTCACCAAGAGTCCTGTCACCCTCGACACCAGCCGCAGGGTCAGCCTTCTTCATGTAGCGAGATAGGAATATCTGCTGTGAGAACTTTCTCATGGTCCCTTTCTCCCACTCCGGGCGGAAGCCTACGGTCATGAGAACCTTCTTCCCTGTGCCGTCGTCCATGTATTGAGACACGGGCTTGAGGTGGAAGGTGAAGTAGACCTTAGCCACGTTTAGGCTGTGTAGACGGGTCAGAATGTTTCTGTATAGTCTGTTGCGCTCTCTCCATTCTTTCTGATTGAAGGAGTCGCCCTCTTCCTCTATGATACCCCTAGATAGTAGCGATGCACGCATGGCGTGTTCGCACCACTTCAAGAACGTAGAGCCACCATCGAAGATGACACCACCAACTGAATCAGGATCTTCTTTGACCTGCTCCGCAAGAATGTTGACATACCAAGATGTCTTGTCAAGGAGAGCCTTGTAGTCTACGTTGTTGTCCTCATCGAAGATGGATTCGTCTGTCTCGTCGTGCAAAGGTAGCACGATGACATTCTCCGCACCCGGATATACATGGTCAACTGTAGCCTT